AACAACTGATGGCAACGATCTCTGAAAAGTACATCGGCAACCACAAAATCCACACTTCCCCACGCGGTGCTAGATACATCATCACCGACGATGGCCGCAAGCTCTACATCTCAAGCACCAACAAAACCTACCGTCGCAGCTTCAAACCACGCCCCGGCGCATTCGCTCGTTTCCTAAATGCGCAAAACTCGGTATAGTTATTGCAAATCAAAACTTTCACAACACTTTCAATTATTCAAAGTTCAACGCACATCTTTTGGTATGCCCGACTTCAAATTCAAACCAGGCGACCGCGTTGCTGAACGACCAAGGCTGACGCTGAATATCGCATCCACGACAGAAGGCCGAGAACGCTATGGACGCCACGGTCGGCAGAGATATGGCACGGTGACTGGCACTATGCACCGAACGAATGCTCGCGGTTCTAAGCGCAAATTTATTTCTGTGCTTTGGGACGGCCATCAAACGCCAAGCGACCATGAGCAAATGCGTCTATGCGCAATCGAGGAATTTTCTCAAGTAACGCAGTCTGTATTTAATGGCCATGCCGAATGACTCAATTCACCGGAAGATTTACTGACGATCAAATCGAGGAGATCCTCACCAGTCCAGACAGTGACAAAAAGGTTGCCAAGAGATTCGGGATTTCGCGCTCTAGCGTCGGCCAGATCAGGACCGGCAAAACCTACAAAAACGTTCGTCCTGAGATTCAGCGCAGGCTTGGTCGCTCATGCTTCAAGTGTAAAAACTGGAAAAACAACGCTTGCATGTTTGAATTTCCAGATCCAATAGAAGAAGGACCGCAAGCTGCTAATTATTGCAGTGTGTACCAGCTATAATTCGCGCAACTGCTATATGGCAATGCAACCCGGCAATACCGGAGCGCAGTTGATGACCCATGGCATTGCTGCGTATTTTAAGCCTTGGTATTTTGACGGCAAGACTGTGTACTGGGGCGAACCTGAACGCACCAGATCCAGCGCAGAAGCTTCTGCCACCAGGATTAAGCAGTCAATTTCATCGCGATCTGGCCAAGGCAGCTTCGTGAATCACTGGTAGCATTCGAGCATGGCAAGTTACCGTTTCCACGCAGGTCGTCTTGCCATCTTTGATCGCGACGATGCCTGGTTTGCGACAATCAAGACGCGGCAGGAAACGGTAGAGCTGAAGCTGACATCGACTGCACCTGATGCTGCGATCTTGGAAGCCGAGCAGCTTTATGCCGATGCGCGAGCGGTGACAAACTCTAAGCCTTATTGCTGGCAGTGCATCCACTGGCAGCCAGTAACATCAGATTGTGGACTTGGATTTCCAGAGGGACGACGCAGTGGCGGACGATTCGCAAATCAATGCTCAGCATTTTGGGCAGACTGAGGTGATCGAATGCGAGAACGGGGCGTACATCGAAACGCTGTACGATAAGCGCACTGGGGAGCCATACTACCGGACGTGCTCCAAGGGTGGAGCAATTTGCCGGTACTCATCGGATCTGTGGCAAGCGCAGATCTATGCGCAGTATTACTGATCTAAAGTTCCGTTCTGAAGCCAATACTCAATAGCATCTGCACGAGCCTGGTCCCAGAACGGTTGATCTCTATACCATTCTTTGTAGGGCTTGTCCGATTTGGAGCCGTTGCAGATCCGGCAGGCGGTAATCAGGTTCGACTTTACGGTCATACCACCCTTCGACTTCGGTACGACATGGTCAAGCGTATCTGCTGGCTTGTCGCAGTATGCGCAGCGATGATCCCATTCCTCGAAGATCTGCTTGCGGAATCTGTTTTTGCTTGTTTTCTTCGGTACTAGCTCAGAGCCTTCAATCGCATGACCAATAAAGCCGCCTTCCAGTGGGTAAACCTCAACGTCAAGATCAATTATCTCCTCGGTCAACTCTTCAAGTCTAGCTGCAAAGTTTTCTGCAAACTCATCTGGATCTTGACCGTTAGCGCCCGAACTCAAAAACATAATTTTTGCGACGTTTAAGTAGCGTTTTTCGACGCGATACGTTGATTCTTCTTGCTGTGGCGCCCGTCTTGGGCATTTATTTGGTTCACACATCCAACTGCCATTTACTAACGTGAGCTGATTCATTGGCAAAGATTCTCTGCATAGAGAACTTCGCCTGCACTGCCTGAATTCTTCAGCCACGTAAATGTGCGCGACCCGACACACTCATGCTAGCTGTCGAGACCTTTGCTACCCCTTGCTTGCCGTTACCCTCAGGTCTCCGTTGTAGCGGCCTGTTTGTGCGTAGCTTGTCAGAGGCGTTCCGAGCATCTGGGTGAACACCATTTGTCCGACAAGGAAGCCAGGATATAAACGCTGCGGATGAAAACGACGCATATTCACGAACTCCATCGTGAGCCGGCTGCCGTGCCATCCGGGATCCGCGAATCCCGCGTGAAGATGTTCCAGCCCACTCCTAGCCCGTGAAGACTTGAGCTTGAAATCGGCTGCTACCCAAGTTGGGATGTTAAATACTTCTTGACTTTCTGCAAGCATGAAGTGGCCTGGTTCTAACAAGTATGGATGCTCTTTGGTTTTGCCGGAAATATCCAGTTCTTGTAGCTCTGGTGTGTCTGCAACCTCGATCATGATCGTGTTGCCAAGCCTCAGATCGTAGCTGGCAGGGCCTAGCTGCTCCTTGCGATACGGCCAGATTAGTGGCGGCTCCGCTTCACAGGCTTGCTCGATCTTCCAGTCAGGCCAAATCATTCAATAATCCCAGCGAACATGAGGACGACCTTCGCGAATCCCAATGTGAACGAATCCGCGTTTGGCACCATAGCCAAGGCTACAGGGCCAGTTTTGGTCGCACCATTCTTGCACGCTAAGCATAGATGCGCCTTTAACGTAGAAGTCAACGGCGCCTTCACCAGGAGCCGGGAACAGATGCTCTGACCTGCTCGCCCCACCCACGCTCTTGTTAATCCTTGGCGGCCTGTATCCACTGGTGATAATCACAGGACCACCGAAGCGGCTGCGAACACGCTCCAAGAAAGCGGCAAGCTCTGCTGCGGTGTCGAGCTGATGCTGATGATCGAAGCGTCTTGCCTCTTGCCCTAGCGCGAACTCACCTAACGTAATGTGTGGTGTCAGCCTGCTGCTGAATGGTGAAGCGGGTCTTAACTTTGCTGTCTCGCGTGGTTTCTCTTCTGCGGTCTTACTCTTGACTGCGGCTCTATCCATAATTGAAATCAACTTGCTGGCGTATTCAGGATCAGTGGCGTAGCCCTCGCTTACCAGCAACCGAGCGCATTCGCTACGATCGTCGGCGCGGTTCACGCCTTGATGCTGACGATAATCTTGATACCAGCGCGACACAAGATACTCAACGCAGGCAGCCAGTGATGGGAAATCAATGAAGCTATCAGTGATCGTGACCCATTGCCCGTCCAAGAATTCGCGTGTGGTTGTGGCCGTTCCGGATCCTTTCAGGCCAAAGTAGTTGTGCTGGCCTGAGGTGTGCTTGCCCCAGCCAGACTCGAGCGCCCATTGCGCTGCGACAACCTCGGGGAACTTTGCTCCAGCATGCTTGGCCGCAGCAAAAACTCCCTCCCATGTGTTGTCAAATGCTTGTGGCGGGTCTGGCTGCTTCCCAGACTGGCTCCAGACCGCGAACCACGGTCGGTCTCGACGCATGGCGACGGCATAGCCGTTTTCCCTGATGTCTTCCTCCAGCATCTGGATTGCCGCCATTTGATGCGGCAGTCCTCTGTAGTACCTGAAAAGCTGCTCAAGCGTGATCGGTTTACTGTTCGTCATGCCAAGGCGCTTGGATGTGTAGATCGTCGATTTGAACAGGTGGCGGCACTGTCGGAGGTTGGCTTTTGTGCCATTCTTCGATCTCGGAATCAAGCCTTGGCTTAAGCGTTGCTTCAAACTTCCGCCGCTGAATGGCGCGTTGCACGTTGCTCCACCTAGATCGGGTGGAGAAGCGCCACAACCAACGCCCGTCTGGCGGGATCAGTTCTTTTTTGCTTTCAGCATGTCCAGAACATGCAACACAAGCTGGACGATGCTGTTGTCTTTCATTGGCGACAACGCAATAATTTCAGATACAGCAGCCACAATGATCCAAGTAATGGGTGAAGCAAGGATTTGATCGACGTGCATGATGATTCAGGTGCCTTGAAAGCAGTCTACTTCGCTTCAGCGTTGAGATTCAAGCACTCGGAGGCGTGCGTTGTGATCCACCATCATTTCGCGCACGACTTGCCGATCACGTTTCATTTCTTCACGCATGTGCCCAAGCTGCTCACTGATTGATTCTGCCACTGTGCTTAGGCGGACAATAGATTCCCTAGCGTCAGAATTGGCCTGTAGGTAGCCCATCCAAGCGGTCCCGCTTACTCCGAGTCCTGTGGCTGCCAGCGCCGCGACAATCTCAACACGCACGGCACTGACTCACGAAACTCTCATACAGTCAGATTAGCGCAAGGGGTCCTTTCCAGCGAGGATCATGCAAGCACGCTTGTAAAACATGCTGTCTGTACGCCCTTTCCTTTACTGCATTCTGGCATTACCGCCAATTGAATCACCAGATTGCGTTATGAGCTGATCTTCAGATTGCGTGAAAAGTAATTTAAAAATCAAGGCAAAACCTTGAGACAGGCCGCCCGCAACGCTTGTGCGTAAACCCGTATTGATGCTGAATCGTAAAGCTTTAGCCATTAGGCGGAACCTACCTTGACGCTTACGGTTGGCGTACCACCAGTAATGCTAACCAGTCGCACACGAATAAATTTTACTGGGCAACCGTTCAACGCATAACCATAAGTCTTATTAGTAGTCAAGGTAGTGTCCTGCTCTGTTTCGTCTAGGTTAAAAAAATTCTCATCATCCAAGCTTCCTTCTAGCCTGATGACGACATCAGTACCGACAGAATCCAAAACAATTTGAAAGCAAAGATTAACACCAGTCGTGGCCTGTGAGCTGGTGACGCCAACAGCAGTCAAGCTACCAAGGTCAGCGACTTCGTAGCCAGCGAAAGTTCCTAAGGCCATGCTCAAGCCAGCGTTTGAATAGATCTTACAGCAAATCAGGCTTCCCCGCCAAAATGGCGACTGCACGCTTGTAAAACATGCTGTCTGTGCGGCCTTCTCGTTCCATGAGTTCCTTTATCTTTTTCCAATTCTTAAGGGTGTGACGATCCATCACCTTCCTTGGCCGCGATACATTTTTTTATTGTGACGCGGCTTGGAATTAGAGCTGTGCCCTTGCCGACTCTTTTTAGGTTTACCCTTGACGAACTGATTGCCAAGGGCAGTGCGTGATTTAACGGCCATCAGCTAGTCCTAAGTGAAGGAGACTGCTCAAGCCCACGCGGCATTAGCAATCGCCACAACCTTCGGGTCTTCGTTGGTCAGATCATCACCAGGCTGCAGAACGTGGCGGTGATAGGACTGAGACAGCACTACGCCATCTTCCAGCACTCGGGTAGCAGAACGAACTTGGATGGCGTTGCTTTCCAGTACTTCGATTTTGTCAACAACGGTTTCTTTTGAGAGAGCCATGATTAGGAACGTCCTCCAGACGTAACAGGTTTACAGGGGTCGTAGTTTTGAGCCGTTGCGGGCTTAATTTTAAGAAACTGCATAATTTCCAGTAATCGCGATTCTTCCCGCATCGTTTGCCGCTACTCCATAATTTGTAATGTATGTACCTGATGTATTTACATAACGTACAAATACGGTGCTGGCAAATATATCCGCAACTGGATACTGAAAGCTTCCAGGAATGGCTACATCTTGAACGGAAATAGTAGCTCTTTCGTTCGCTGATGTAGACGTAAAAGGCAGGTTTATTGATGTAAGTGTAGAAGCGTCGTTAGCAGACCAAACAAGATTGATGCTAAAAAATATCCTGTTGCCTATTTTGGTATACTTACCTTGTTGTAAAGTGTAAGTAACATTATTCCAGTTTAATGCTGGAGTCCATGTTCCCTCCTCATAATCATCCAGCGCATTAGCCGCTGCGGTGTCACTACCAAACAAAATGCCCGTGGAGGCACGAACTTGGCCAACAACATCACACGCAACTGCAGGACTCGCAGCGCCAATCCCGACATTGCCCGAGCTATCAATAAACAACCTGCCCGTTCCACCAGTCGTAAAGCCCAGAGCATTAGCCCCAGTCCGATACATTCCAGTGTCAGCGTCACCGTCAAATGCAAATGCAGCAGCACTAGCAGTGCCTGAGCCTGCATTCTCAAGCAAATCCGCAATCGTTACTTTCTTCGTCTCGTCAGCACCGACATCAACAATCGGCAATACGTCAGAACTAGCGGGATTGGTCAGTGCCGTCAGTTCTGTGATTTTGACGTTTGCCACGGTAAAGGCTCAAGACTGCGTGCCTATAGTCTAGCTGCTACCCATCTAGCGAGCAGGTCGCGCCGATTAGATTTTGACCACCACGATGGAGGCGTACGCCGTAGTTATGATCAGCTGATTGGTGTCGTCGTATCGTTCTTGGCAGTACCTCCGTTGTAAAAGTAGGATCCTTCAAGGTTTCGGGCCTTGATATAATTGGCTCCTTGTTGAGCTTCAAGCTCAATCAGAAACCCAAATGGGCCTGTTTCCCTCAGACTGTTAGCCGTCTCGCCTGACACACTCGAACCGCCCCTGAGTATGAACAGGTCTGTAGAAAGGGTTCCGGGCGAACTGCTGTGGATGTTAATTACTCCACCGACAGGTGTGTTAAATGATGGCCCGCAATAGTTTTGACACTTACACCAACTGTCTCTCCCTATAAAGTCTGCTAAATCCCAGTAGTCATTGGAAAGATCCCATGTAACGTCTGGCACTACTCGCCCACCTATAGAACACCCGCCACGCGAACCTAGGTCTAGAAAATTCAAGACAACTGCCGTTTCTCCAGCTCCTAGGTTGTGGGAGAGCGCGATAGTTGTGTCATGATTTGCGCTTGCGAAGTCAAATCTCACATCAACGCCGTGCCCCATCAGCCCAGAGTCCGGCTTATCTGGTCCGAGTATTAATACGGGGTATGACGTCGTGACACCGCTCGCATATTGAAAATCAAATTTATAGGAATTGTCGGCACCGTATGTGCGGAAATAAATCTTTTCGCCATAGGTTGCCGTTGCGGCAATGAGTTTAGTATCTGTTCCTATGTTTGTAAACGTAATTTTGCAATCTTTGTCTCCGTTGCCAAAGCCGCCGTTTAGAGTAAGTACTACATTATTGCTAATTTCGTTCATATCAGCCACCACCTCAATATCAGAAAACACGCAACCAGCTGACAGGAATATAGATCCGCTATCGATGCCGGGTGAGTTGTTAATTGCGTTGCCTGTAGTGCCAGCTTGCAATTTTATTTTAGGTGTCGTTGCACCACGCGCACCTGCGACGACGAATGGGGCCATACCGTTGCCTATAACAAGCGGGCCAGCCTCAATGCTGCTGGAGATGTCCTCATGCACACTAATGATCACTTCGCTGCCTATTGGGACAAAAATGCCCGCAGCGGCCTGTACTGCAGCCGTCACACTTGTGAAAAGTCTACCTTGCAATCCGGGACCATTCGGGCCTTGGTAAGAGTGGCCGGAGGTTGGATACTCTGCAGGCACTGAATCGCTGTCTTGCAAGGCTGCTGACTCGCTACTGGCAACGTGCAATACCACCAAGGTTGCGCCAGCTTGGATGCCGGACAGGATGTTTTGGGACTCTTTCCAATACGCCAAGCCTCTAGTTGTGACAATCTTTGGATCTGCATTGATCTGACCGTCTGTAGCCGCTGGGGCTGGTGCTTGAAGCTCTGTCAAACTCGCTAGTTCGACAACCCCTTTGTCCGTCGTACTAGCGTCAATTGGATCTCCAAAATCATACTCTAGGCTTTGGACTCCTTTGATATTAGTGGCCGTCAGCTCTGTTACTGTAAGATTCTGAAATTCAGTCTGCTGAACATCATCAATCGAGCTGCTGCCGATGTCCTCAACCGTCAGTGTTGAGCCAGTCTCAACGTCCTCTAGTCCACGCGGCGTGATGTTAAAGCCGTTCTCGTTGCTGCCTTGTGGCACAACGCGACCGCCGCTGTCATGGGTGAAGTAATAAGTGAATGCGTTTTGCGCTCCGAGATCCTTTTGAACTGCAGGAACAGCCTTGCTGTAGTTCAGGAAGCCAGCCCACTCCCAGGCGTGCCCATAAAGGCGCAGCGTGCTAGGACGCCGGAACTCAATCGCCCAATTCCCTAGGCCAGTCGCAGCACCACCAGACGGAGCGTCAGGAAAGTCAGTCGCGCTAGCCGGGTCCAGTAGCCGATCATCCGCAGATTGTGGCACCAATGCTGCGTGTGCTTGGGTATTGGTAAATCCCAACGCGACCAAGAATGCGTGCATACCCTTGTAATCAGTTGAGCTTCGATATGAATAATCCGCCCAAACTGTTGACCAAGTGATACCTAATGTTGTACTTGCTCCATCGGTGTCGTTGTCAGTGTCGATGACAATCTGACGCGCTTCTTGAGTGATTGGGTCTTCAGAGTTGTAGGACTCCTCAGTATGAACAAAGGTCTCCAGCCATACAGTAGTATCAGGTGTAGATGTTGACGTATAGATGTCCTTGTTAGCAATAAAATGCTTATTGCTGTGACGAACAACAGTACCAGCCGGATAGAACTCGCCAGATGCGTAGGCTTGGCTTGGTGCTGACCGCCGAAGCGTAAATTCCGCAGATGTTGTTACGCCTGACTCATCACCTGCTCCTGCATTGCTGACGGCAAAAATTTCAGAGTTAGTGTCAAACTCATCGCTGATCGCGCCGCCAGATCGTGCCGGATCAGTCTGAATGATGAAATTACGCTGGGGCAGTCTGACTGATGCAGTATTGCTGGCAACAATTGAAACACGGCGCTCGTTTGGCGTGCGTGTATCCACAAGTCGTCGAATGTAGACGCGCTTACCAAGAAGCAGATTTGTTGTACCGTCGATGCCGATGGTGGGTTCCCCGGCAGTGTTAGTAAATGCGGCCGTTATGTCGATCTCGGTTGCAGCGCTTGAATCCCATGCGTTTGCCGCTAATGGTGCGTACCACGGATCACCTTGCGGATTTTCAGCCCAGATGTAAGTACCGCTTTTCAGGGTGTAGCCGTCATTCAACAAAATCTGAGGCGTTGACGTTGACGAGCTATCAACGGCTAAAGCATTGGTGAGTGTAATCGTGCTGCTGGTAACAGCAGAGATCGTGCCAAGAAAGATCTTACGAATGTTGCCGGTTTTCTCTTGCAGGTCAAGCGGGACGCGGATCTTGCTGACAGCCCAATTCCTGTCACTAGGAAATGCAGCATTCTTGTATCCCTTGCTGTAAGCAGCACAGCCACCAAACGAAGAATTGCTATTGGTGATAGTAACTTCACCGCCAAGATCAGTAAAATGATGAATACCTTGGCCGATAGCGAAAATCGAAACCTCTTGAATGATGGAATCATTGATTGCACTGATATGACGACTCAGTCGTTCGGGCTTCATCCGCACATCATCTGGATCAGCATCAATGTATTGCTGATAGGTAGGTGTATCCTCCCAAGTGCCGTTTTGATAAATCTGCCAGCAGCTCATATCCTTCTGCAAGCTGACGCCAGTAAAGTTGGCGCACACCATGCTCCTAAGGCCCTCAACCTTGGCGCCGTCCATGAATGCACCGCCTAGTCCATACTCAGAGCGGATAGAGCAGTTGAAGATATAAGGTGACGCTGATGCAGTCGTATCCCATGCGCTGCTGGGGTTTTGGCCTTGCTCGATAGGGCCAACGATTTGAAATTCAGTGCTACGAGTAAGGGCCAACTCATTTGAAAGATCTGCGCCAGTGCCAACAGCAGAACGAGTCTTGGCGTAAAAATCATCAAGCTCAGCTTTACTAGCAAAATGGAATCCATCCAGCAAGTGATGGCTTGTAGTAGTGCCTGCCTTGTCTTTGATCGTAAAACCAAAGAAGTAGCCGGTGCCGGTGATCTTCAGCATCCCCCTGCGGTTGCTGTAGTCAGACTCCTCGTTAGCAGCTGCAGGCACCCAGTTGGGACGGATCACCGTCTTACGCAGATCAGGCCCGCACAGACTGCAGCCTCGCGGCAGCAGCACACCACCAACGGTGGCGGGATTGAACTGGATCAAGTCTTCAGCGCTTACATCTCGCGATGCGCCGTAGCTTGGAATCGTTGTGCTTGATTGGCCGGGGTCGTTATAAAGAGTATGCTCGCCAGGGCTAAGAATGATGCTTACGACATCAGTCGTGGCCGCAATGTCAGTCGGCGCGTACCAATCCTTACTGGTAATAATTGCTGCTTCAAGGACAGCCCTATTGATTGTTTTGAACGGACGCTGGGGTGAATAGCCGCAGACTAATCGCTGCTTTTCGAGTCGTTTCAGTCTGTCAGCTGCAGTCGTCTCATAATCGTTATACGAGCCGCCTTCAAACTGATCGCTGCCGGTATAAGGATTGACGTATAGTTGAAATGGCGCACTGAGTGGATCTGCTTGCGCGGTGTTGCCTGCCGAAACCGCTGCGTTACCGGCGATCTGCTTAACCATATCGGTCAAAGCAGCGATCTGCGCCCGGAACTCGCCCTGAGTGCTGTTGATATTGCTCAGCGAACCGCTGTCACCCGCGAACTCCAGACTCGACACAATCATCCGGCACTAGATAACACGATCCTAGCAACCGGCCTAACTGCTTGCTACTTTCAACCGAATGTCAGATGTCGCGACAAAATCAGCAGTACCGGCAATCAAATCAGTTGCGCTTGTATCAACGCGAGTGTTTGTCAACAAAAGGTCGCATTGATAATACGCTGAACCATTGATTTGATTCGTTGGCTCGTTGCGATTTTTGTATAGGTAGAATTTCGCGTTTGTATCGCATTGGTTTTCGGTAAGCAGTACAAGACGCAGCAGCGTCATTGAGTCAAGCTCATTGGCTTGATTCCGGTGGTCCACAAGAAAATTCAATGTTCCGGCACCACGCACCAAAGACTTGATGTGCTCGCCAAAAGTTTCGCCAATAGCAGTGGTGTCAAGATTGGCTGCATCAATGCTCAACGCCCAGCTTTCAAGATCGCATTGCAGCACCCACTGGCGATCAGTCTCGCACAGCGTATCGAACAGCGCAGGCATCGTGATAGTTTTAGCCAATGGCTGCTCAGAATTAGTCAGCGTCAAAGCATCAACACTGGTGGCGGCACTGTTCATTGCAGCCGCGTACCCAGAGTCAGAACTATAAGCTGCAATCACGAAATTTCCGAAGTTTACTTTCTTCATTTCGATGCGATCAGCAGCATCTCCGGCGTAAGCAGCGGCTTCGGTCGGAAAAAACGTAATCCGATCTAGCTCATCACGGTGAATGTACGCATCAAAAGTTGTTGCGAGTCCAGTGCTAGCTGTATTGTTGTACCAATTATCGCTGTCTTCAACCTGAGATAATCCGATTAACGTATCTCCTGACTGCGTAATCAATGTGTCCCCAGATTGTGCAATTAGAGTAAACGTATCTGTGAATTGATGATAAAACGGACTTTCATCTGTATCCGAGCCTGTATAAAACGCTCTGGAAGGCCCAGTCAGCCAAGTTGGGCCACGATAAATGCCATGGCCGTCAGGCGAATCAGCGTAGTCGTCACTGTTGACATCAAACGGCAAGCCATCGGAGCTGGCGATCACCACACGATCTCCAGTCCAATACCCTTGATTTGCCAGAGAGATTGAGATTGGAGTGGCATTAGCATTGAACCGCGCAATGCTCATCGCAATTGGCTGCGGTGTTTCGCGGCTCAGCTCAAGAATTCCACCGTTGCCGAGGATTGCCATCAGAATGACCCGCTAGGCTTGCCGCTAAACGTGAATGAAACCGGGATGCTCACCAGGTCGCCAACGCTGACACTTGTTCCAGCTTGCGTTACCAATGCATCGCCAGTAATTGTGCCTTCAGATGTAGACGTATCTAGCACCATCTGAATAGAGTTCAAACTAGTCGAATCACTCAGCAGACGATTGATTACATTGACTGTTGCATTATCACTAGCATCATAGAGAAGGGTTCCGCTTCCACTGGTGCCGCGAATGCCATACGCATAAGTACGATCATCCTCACCGATGCCGGTTGTTTCTAACGCATCACGGACGAATGTAACGCTTACATCGCGGACTTTTGCGATGGCAGTTCCATCAAACCGAAGCTCAGCGGTAGCGCCTGTTTTAACAGCCATCAGTCAGACCTAAGCTCAGCAATCAGCTCAATCTTAACAGTGCTGATTTTTGGCGCTACGCTTTCGACCCGGGGTGCCGCCGCGTAGGTCCATTGTGTGCCTGTCGTTGCACTTAAGACCTCAGCTTTCATATCAGCCGACATGCCATCGAACATTAAGTCCGTCGATTGAATGCCATTACCACTTGTTGTTTCTAGGTAGTCCAACCCACCTTTTGTCTGCTGCCAGGAAGAAATGAAGTCCTCGGCTACGTCATCAGGGATGTTTGCATAGGTCAAGCTCAGCGCACCGCCGCTAGGCAAACTGCCCCAAAGTCTTTTGCTGCGCACGCCGGACTGGCTTGTTGCAGTCGTGGTCGGCCACTTACCGGCACGAAAGCTGCGGCTGGTTGGTGCTCGTTGAACAGTCAGAACAGGCATTGTCTTTACGAAATCGTCCAGTTACCGGCTGTATCAAAGCCATCAGCAACCAGCGGAACGCCAGAGCTGTTTACAGGCATGTGCAACGCTTCTATTGTAAACGTCCCATCTTGATCTGCTGCAATGCGTTCGACTTGATAGGTGCGAGAAGCTTGATTGCTGATAATTTCTGTAAACAGGATTCCAGTAGGGCTTGCGGTTGTCCCGCCATTAGAGACGGTCAACGTTGCAGCAGCAGGATCATTGCCTGAGCTTGGATTCCAAGCGTAAACATTATATGTTCCGTCAGATAAGGGTTCTGTCGAAACTAAACCTCCTTCATTTGTGACAACGCCATTATTGTAATGCTCATATTCTGTTGCATCCATTGCGACCTTGATGTAGTCACCAGGCGCGATGTTGCTGTAGATAGATTCGTGCGTGACCTTAAAAGTTACCGTGTGATCGGCCAACCTGCGCATCCTAATAATGAACTTTGCCGCATCAATGGCGTGGTCCCGCTGAGTGCAATAGTCGGTCATGTCTAGCGATACTGTGTCAAGCGGTGCATAGCCAGATTCACTTACCAATGCTTCACGCACTGCAGGGAAAGATCCGTCACTTGTTAGATCATTGGCTGTGCGCTCTTCCCTGTAAGTAACGCTGACTTCAATCGGTTCCCTATCTTCTGGACTTAAGTATTCAATCTGATAGCTGTCTTCAAGGATGTTGCCAACAGTGAATAAACCTTTGATGTCTGCAGCCGTAAAACCTGAACCGCTGACTGGTAGCGCAGGACGAAGCGTAAACTTCCCATTGATTTCAGCAAAATATAAAAGATGCGTTACAGCAAGATCAGCCGCATAGCTTCTAATGTTGACTAAATCAGCGATTGCGCCATTGAAAAAATAACTGCGACTTGAGCACCAATTATGAGCTTCTTTAAAGCCAACAAGATCAATTATGTCGTCTTTGACAAAGCTGCCCATTCCATACCGAGTGTTTGTCATCAAATCAAGCAAGACATCCGGGAACAGGAAGACATTTTGCAATGTTGGATTGAACGGTAAACTGCCCGAATAATCAGACAAGCTCCGCGTTTTGATGCCGCCTTTGACGTAGCCTGAGAATTGGCTGAATTGCTGCCATTCCGTTGAGGAGCGAATATTGATGCCAACCAGCGCAAGATTTGCATAATCGCCCGTTTGATTAGTGACAATCTCATTTACATACGAGACTCGGTGTTCAGGCGCAGACGCTGCACTTGTAGAGATTTCGTCGTAAATAAAAGCCTCGGCCAGTTTCATATAATCATCCACATATGAGCCGTAACCAGAGACCGCATTTGTGTCAACAGTTGGCAAGCCAAGGTAATCCAGTGACTTATTGTTATCAATTGCATCGACTGTACAGGTGAATCCAGCTCCACTACCTGTGCCGCCAATGTCAGACTGATTAACACTTAAAACATTGCCCACGGCGTAATCTTGACCAATATCTTCAACGCTTACGGCGCTAACTTGGCCGCTTGAATTAACAGTGACATTCAACGTCGCGTTAGAACCATCGCCACCCGTGGCCGCTACGCCGTTGTAAGTGCCTTGTCCGTACCCGCTCCCTGCAGTGGCAAGTGAAACAGATTCAATTGTGCCGTCTTCTTTTGCTGTATTCCTAGTCTTGCTGTAATTAACAGCTAAAGCATCATTGCCTTCATTGAACTTGCTGCGGAACCTATCATGAAAATCTGCTGCAGCGATGATCGAACCGTTGAACGCTACATAAGAATTGCTGCCCCATGTGCCGCTTGGTAGCGCCAAGTGTTGATAAGAGTCAACGGCATTTAGCATTAAAATTCGCCCGGTTGTTTTACTGCGAACCTCAAAACCCGTCAAAGGTTGCAGCCTAAAAAGACGCAGCTTGGCGTCGGTAAACTCTAGTCGTAAGAAGTTAAAAAGAGACTGCTGTGTTTCACCACTTATAGCAAAAACTTCGCCGCTATCGTTCCAATCATCGTCAAAATCAGTATCAGCTTCTTTGTATTGCAGCGTAAAGCAACTAATTCTCGTAAAGGAAACAGTAACTATTCCGCTTTGATATGCAGTGCTTTCAACGTCTTCAGTGTCTTCTTTGTTGGCGGCTTCACACATTAAATCATCAGCCGCTTTATAAGTTTTGGTATCAGCAAAATTGCAAAGGGTATTAATTCTTCCTCCAATGATTGAATCAATACCGATCTCGGTTACGTCGCAGGCTTTAGTATTAGTTACAATCGCTTGTGCATAGCGCAAGATATGCCCCTTGGTTGTTGCCACGGCGCGAACAGGATTCTCGGCAAGACTGTCTAAGGCGGTTCGTCCTAAAACTACGGTTGAACCAGTGTGTCGGCCTTTAAGGTGCGCTGGCGTGTATCCATAGCAACTGCCAGCTTCAACAATTCTGAAAGTAGCTATTACAGCTTGCTCAACTCCAGCAATATCCTCCGCCTCTGATCGAAAAATAGCCTCAGTCCTGCTTGTAAGAACACCAAGCGCAGAACCTATCTTGTAAACCTCGCCTTCAACAAGGTTTTGATCATATTGTGTTTGACGTGCGGCGACTCTAGATGCAACGTCCTTTGATAATTCTTCTGAATCAGAATCGCCTCCACGAAATTTAACTAACTTCTCAGATTCGCTAAATAACTTATATGTAACTGTCTCGCCCTTGGAAAGAGTTAAGTTGCCATTCGCCGCGATGTCAGTCCCGTTTTCTTGAAAAATTCCACTAAAGCTCGCAAAGTGGTTAATATATTTTAGTCTCTTAGAAATTTTACCTTCGTCATAAGGGCATTTTGGCCTAACGTCTCCATCACTGAATGGTTTAAGTTGCAGTCTACAACCAGCCTCGACAATAGGATTAACCTTAAATGCAAGGTCATTGCCGATAAACCCGTAGACACCAAACGCAGTGTTTGATGCCGGTGTATGCACCGCAGAAGATGCAGCGGTTTCTGTCTGCGAAGCTCCTAGCTGAACCTTAAATACTTGTTCCGTAGACGCAGTGGCAGATGATCCACCGCCATTCGTGCGTCTATCATTTTCACCAGTCCGCCCAAAAACTCGGTCAGATTCAATAATCGCACCGCCGTCTTTACTTACATAAACAGTGACCCTGGAAGCAGCCTGTGTTTGAACATTGGAATCAAACTTATAGCCTTTTAATAGGTTGGACCCAACTGCCCAAAGGTCATTATCAAATGAAGCAATATCAGCTTCACTGGCTAGAAATACAGATCGCAACATCTGCGACGTACCAAACGACAGCATCTGCGACCAGATGACCGGCATATTTAGCCGAACGCCGCCAACCTTTGTGCCGCTAACTTCTCTTTTACCATAAACAAGTGGAATTGTACTGCCAAGTTCTACAATATTTTGTACTGAATCAAATCCATACCGAGGCGCAAAGGATTGATTAGTTAGTATAGGATCCTTTGTTCTTGTACTTGTTCTAATCTGACCAGGCGCCCTTTGCTCTGGAATACTTGGCCTAAGAAGAAATGAAAGCGCAGTGGAACCAACACTTAGTACAAGGCTGATGATTGCAAGCGTAACTGCCGTCTCACCTGCAACCGGCCCTTCAATCGGGTTGTCCTTCAGGTGCTGCCGAGCTGCAGCCTGAAACTCAATGAACTCGTCCTCGGTGATACCAAGCAGGCTGCACAGGTAGCGATCAGATGGAAGCATGTTCATCGAAACGTCCTGTACTCCCGATTTGCAACTTTCTTGTTAGGCAGCCAATGCACACCACGCTTGTGATGTGGGAACAGCAACCCTTCGTCCACAATAATACCCAAGCCCAAATGGCCTGGCTCCTCAAATAACGTCAGCGCATATTCTTGCTGCGGACACGGCTTAGTGCGTTCTAGCCACTGCTGCTTCAGTGCAGCCCATTCACCACACGCTGCCATCTTCAACCAGCTTTCGTCATAGTGCGGATGGTCAACACCAGCATCACGCAGGACGTTCCAAACCATGATCACGCAATCGCATCCAATTCCATCATCTGGATCAGCACCAAACTGATGTGGCAAACTTAGATAATGATGCCAGCGTTTCATATTGAGATTTGACCTGTTGTCGGCAATGCTCCAACTAAACTCTCACTCAACTTCCTGCGTGGTACTTGCCCCTTGACTGCATCTAATGGTGAAATAAGTTGCAATTTGATCAGCTTTGTATCCATCTGATAAGAAGCAACGCGCCAAGTTTCGGTTGAAACAAGTAAATCGTCAGCAAAGGTGCTGACATTTAAGCTCACAGTTTCTACCTGCAAAAGCCAACGATTTTCAACCGCTTGCTTAAATAGATTCAAAATGATCGTCGAGCTAGCCTCACTGGATGCTCCAATACCCAAAGTATTAGAACTGCGATCTCCGCCTTTTTCTCCTCCACCAGTTGCTAATGCGAATGGGGCGAACACATATGTATCACCACCACGACTGCGTGTTCCGTTGATAGTAAAGTTTTGGAAGTAATAACTCGTCTCCGTATAGCTAGAGCCTGAAGGCTCTAAAAACTTGACATAGTTGCAAAAAGCATAGCCGCTCATAATCCAACCTTCCGTCGTGTCTTGACGCTGTTTTGTAATGCTACAAGTGTCAGCGCACGACCCTGCTCAGCTGCTTGCGCCATGCCCCTGCGGTGTTGTTCAGCGGTAACGTACTCGGTGTTATTGATCACGGTGGATTCGTAACGCACGTCAATCGAGCCAGGATCTTGCATCGCTGAAATCCGTTCACGCTCCTGACGTTCCGTTTCGATGCGTTCGCTCGTGCGTGTAAACGGTAGTTGGACTGACTGCAACTGCTGGAAGTTGTTGTTCACGCTGGACGCTCCTGCTACGAAGGGAATCGAAGCTTTAACTCCTAACTTTCCATCTGCACCACGCTCTAACGGCAAAATCGCTTCAGGGCCAACCTCGCCCATCAAGCCGTTCTTAATAGTTCCGCCATCTGAGAATTTGAATGGCGTTGGCGCTGAAACGATTCCACCCTTGGCAAACCTTGCTGTTTGTCCGTCAAAATAAGCACCTTTTGCCGCAAAATCGCTAGGGCCGCCTAGTTGAATAATTTCATTTGGCAGGTTGAAAGAACCTCCGTCTTGTACGGTCGAGGCGCCTACGGCTGGACTTGAGCCCGAACTTGCCGCAACACCCACTCCAAGGGCTTTCTGAATCAATCCCAAAGTAATCAACACAAGCTGCTTCGCAATAATTTGCGTTGCCATATCGAGGAACGCCTTGCCAATACTTGCAAACGCATCCGATAGTGCTTCTTTGACTGATTTGGAACCAGTGATGACCTGGCCAAAAGCATTGCTAAATGCAGTGCCAATAGTATTAGCTGCAAATGTAATTTGATTGATTGGATTAACCAGCTCCTTTAGCTCTCCCTTCAGCTCGCGAATCTTCTGGCCTAACCCTTCCGCAAAAGTTGGCGCAACCTGTCGACGGAAAAGATCCGTGGCCTCAGCAGCACGAGGATCATCCTTGCCAAATTGCTTTTCCTGCTCTTGCCTGAATCGTGCGATACGCTCATCATCAGTCACCAAGCCAAGCTGTTCACGCAATGTAAACAGCTGATCAGACATGGCTTTGTTTCTTTCTTCTTCGGCAAGTGCACGGCGTTGAGCCTCATCTGCTAACGCAGATTCATATTGAATAAGTAGCAACTTGTCGGAAATTTCTTTTTTAGCAAAAGCCTCGGCTTTAAGTGCTGCTTCATTTTTGTCACCAGCAGCTCTTGCAAGGGCTTCGTTAAGCTCAAACTGATTTTCAGCAGCCCTCTTGGCGAATTCCAGCGAAATTTTTTGATTGTTGAGTTGATTCACTCTTTCAAAATTAGAGCCCGCTTGAGCAACTCCAATCTGTCTTGCATTATCAAGAATTTGTTTTTCAATACCTAGCAACTGCTCAGCAGCCTGAATAGCACCTAGCCGTGACTGGCGCACTCCACCAGTGCCAGTGCCGGTGCCGGTGCCGTCTGGCTTTGGTTCGTCGAATACTGTTAGGCCAAAAGTGGAGGAATCTAATGCCGCACCTTGCCTTGCATCATATTCCGCAACACGAAGTCTTTCCCTAAGTTTCGGAAGCAAGTCTTTTATTTCAGCCAGCCTCCGGCGATCATCTTCATTGGAGTCCACAAAAAGAGTGGAAGTGGCAACCCTTCCGGCTAGATCCAAGGCCTTCTGAGTAGCCGACTTCGGAGCAATAGATCTTTGTTCGATTTCAGCCTGCTCTGACTGAAGCTTGCTTATTTTTGACTGAACTTCTGCAACTGGGCCTTGCCTTATTAAATTATTTAGCTCTCTCTGCCGCTTATTTGCCAAAAATAGATTTGTCGCAAAAGCTGCGACACCAGCGGCCAGTGCTGTGTAAGGGTTAAGCATGGCAGCAGTATTCAAGCCAACAAGCGCCTTGGCGGCGGCTACTGCGTTTAACTTCAAGGTAAAGATAGCTGCTGCCAAGCTGCCAATACTGCCAATAATTGCAGCAATTTTGCCTACAGCAAATACCCCAAGAGCTGCGGTCATCGCTACGACAACAGTATCTATATTTTTCGCTATCACCAAGAACGCTTTCCCAATCTTCGGCAACACCGCAACCAACGTTGGAGTAATATCTTCAATGAACTCCGTAAAAATATCTTGGAATTCAGCACCAATAGGCTGCAGCGCATTACCTACTTCGACACGCATTTGATCAAATGCAACTCGCAGCCTTGCACCTGCATTTTCCGATGATCCTGCAATCTTGCCAGCCAGCTCGCCGTATTCATCGCCAAGGCTGACGAGGAACTTCATCAAGTCATTCAGGCCAACCTTACCGTCTTGCAGTGCCTTGGTCAGCTCTGGTCCGGTTCGACCAGACGCTGCCGCAATCTTATTAAACGTACCAGGCAATCGTTCAGCGATCTGGTTAATTTCTTCTGCTGAAACTTTGCCTTTACTGAAAATCTGAACAAGTGCAGTTACAGCGCCTTCGACTTGCTCTGCACCACCACCAGTAGCAATAATTGCCGAGTTAATGTTCTTGAATGCAAGTTCAGCATCAGCAACACCACCACCTGCGCCTTTTACTGCAGCAGTAAGGCGTGTAATACCCTGAATCGCTACATCTTGTGGAACGTTAAGACTCTTGGTTACATCCGCCGCCGCAGCAAGCGCACGATTGTACTGATTCTGCGAACCTGCAATACCTTCAAGTGCAATCTTTAGACGTGCAATTTGCGCTGCATATTCTGTATATTCACCAAGCGTTCTGCGAATACCACCAACCTGCGCACCAAAAGCAGCGCCAGCAAATGCACCGCCAACGCCGCCAACCAGCGCACCACCGACACCACCAAGGAAACCTTCCGGGCCGCCAAAAATACCACCAGAGATTGCAGCACCAGCAGCTTGTGTCATCTGCATCGGTGACATCCGACGGCGGCTCCTGTTTAGCTTTTCAAGCCGGCGATCAACCTTTTCGATTTCGCGTCCGACATCTTCATAGGCTTTGCTCGTTGGATCAAGACCAGCGCGTAATGATGCCCACGCATTACGCTGGGCTTGAAGACTGTTGATGCTGCCATTAGACGCCTTCGTAGCGTTCTTAATATCATTGGCTACTTGGTAGTAGCTGTTGCCCATTCGATCAATATCTGCGGCAATTTTAGACATACCAATGTCCGCGATACCCTTGTAGAGACCGCTAATTTCACGCATAGGCCGATCAATACCTGCGAGTGCTGCTACCTTTTCGCGATTTTTAGCAATAGACCTTCTAATCGCTCTCTGCTCTCGCAGTGCATCGTTTTCGGCATTTATTCTTTTAAGATTTGCGATGCGATCCCTTATCTCTTGCTTGCGATCTTCTGCCGCCTGCTTGGCAGCTGGTGAAATTTCTGGGCCTATGGGCTGTTCGTAGGCAGCAAAATCAGGCGTAGCTCTTCTTCTACCACCAGCCACCGTGAAAGGATTCAGGCTTCCGCCCATCGCCATGCCAGCCTGACGTGCAACGTCAGCAACAGTGCGGTAGCTATTTGAAATCTGATCAAGCTCTTTCTGAAGCCTATTTACCTGCCTTGCATTTTCCGCATACTTGGCCGAACCTTCTGCTGTTTCGGTATTAAGTTCAGACATTTCTGCCTGAAGCTGTCCAATAGCTTCGCGCAGATTCTTTTGGTTTCTTACTGCAACGCCACTTGCTAAATCTTTGATTAAAGCAGCTCCTAAGCCTTGAGTTGCGGCAGACGCTTCGCGTTGAACGCGAGCGATCTCAAGGGCGACAGCAACATAATTATTACCCCCACGAGCAGTGTTATTTAGAACACGCTCCAGCTCCCGAAGTCTCTGAGATAAACCAGCCGTAGTATCAGGAAGTTCTCCTACATTTTTTTCTAAATTAGCAAAAATTCGCTCAAACTCTAGGCCGGAAAAAGCTATCGCCAGCGATCGGGCTGATTCCCTGCCCTCACGCGCCATCTCTTGGAACGCTCGTCTGGCGCTGCGGCCCAAATCACGTTCAATTTCAACCTGAAGTTCTGCGACACTTTTCTTAACAGCTTCTACAGCGGCAAGTATTTCTCCAGGGGCAAACATTTTTAAGATATTTAAATCAGGCGGAAGCCTTTTGCCGGGCAGTCCTTCTTCGGCCAATAAGCTTGTAGCAACTGCCTGTTCTATGTATTCCCTGGTCCTGAAAGGCACATCACCAGGTCGATCCAAGATCTCCTGCATCCCTTGCCTGACTCTTTTCTGAGCTTCCAGCTCTTCTCTTACTCTTTTCTCTTCACGAAGGCTCGCAACTCTTGCATCAATTGCCTTAATTTGCCGTCTTGTTGCCCCTGCACCGCCAGCCGCTATTTGATTTGCGGCAAAATTTAGCTTGTTAAGTTCTTCTTGCTCAGTCTTGACCTTGGCAATTTTGCCCTCAAGGCTCGCGATGTCTGCGCCAAGTTCAACGAAAGCTTTAGAGCCTAATGCAGTTTGCTTTTGCAGAGTACTTAAAGCATTTGCAACATTTAGGAGCTGCGCCTGAGTGGCTTTTACGCTACCAGCAGTTTCAAGTAAAGATTTACGCTGAGCGTCAATAGCAGAAGTTGAACCATTAAGCCGAGCCTTCAGCTCTGTAATGCCACGTGACAGGCCGCCATATACCTTTCCGCCGATTGCGGCCTGCTCACGCAGACCTTCAAGGGCCTTGATCTGGCCTTTGATCGTAGCTTCGCTAGCGTTTAAATCCTTAGAGAAATTTACAATATCTTTCGTAGCCTGAACAATGTCCTTGTCGGCTAGCTTTGTTTGCTTGGAAAGATCCCTGAAAGCTCTGTTTAGAGCACCAAGTTTTTCGCCGCCTTTAATACCAAGCTCAATGGCTATAGGCTGCACCATCTTAGTAGCCATTATTTCTTCTCCTTATTCAATTCCACGAGTGCTACAGATTCCATTTCTTGGATACCTTCGAGCATCTCGCGGGGATTATCCACATCATACAGCGCCATTAAACCGCCTGCACCGACCAGCACCTCATACTTCAAGCCGACGTAGCCGCCCATCGTGACGTTCCATTGCGTCGTCATTCGCAGGAACATCGTCACAATTTCCCAGTTGTCATCCCATACTTCAAAATGCTCCTCCACGGGAGCAGCAGGACGCTGCGGCTTCAAACCGAAAGCCGCAGCATCCGCATTGCTTTTATCCTCAACCTTCTTGCCGCCGCTTACCCAATATTTGGCGGCATCCCTCAGTTTCCCAGCTTGGCGCCTTCAAACGTCTCGGTATAAGCACTCAGCACGCCACGAATCCAGTACGCATCATCAGCGAACTCCTTCATCGCCACCTGAGAAAACGGCACCGGCTTGCCATCCTCGTCTTCAATGCCTTCCCAACCAGTCAGCACGGCCTTGAGCAGCTCCAGGTCGCCTTTATCGGCCAACTTCTGAAACTCAGACCGAGGCACGCGCTTGAAGATCGCATCAAAAGTAGATTCTTCAAACACGCCGCCATCAGCAGGCTCTTCAACTTTTACGGGCCACTTAAAAGTCTTGACCTTTTTGCGGACGAAAGCCATGAATAATAAAAGACTCCTCAATACAATACACCACAAAAAAACGGGCCGCAATGAAGCAGCCCGTCGTGCGCTCTACGCCTCTCGGATCAAGTATAGATCAGGCTGAACTCATCGTTGCCCGCAGTGGACGGAATCGCGGTATACGGAATGTTCAGCATCGCGATGCCATCCTGGTCGCTGTAGGACACATCACCAATATCGATCCGAGTGGATGCGAAGTCAACGATGTTCCCAGCAGTCGTACCGTGCTGGAAGGTCAGGTTGCCCAAAGTGCTGTCAGTGAGCGCAGCAGTGAAGTAATCCTTCGTTGCCATCGTCACAGCTTCCAGCACCACAGTGCCATTCGATGCACGATCGGTCAGCAGCACCTCTTTGGTGCAACCAATCAGCTCGCGATACACCAGGGTGTTACCCACATCGAACGTTACCGACTGCAAGCAGCCTGCGTAAGACAGCAGCTGGAAGGTATCGGTGTTGCCATCCTTGAACACCAGAGGAGTGGCTTGATCCGCGTAAGTCACGCTAGGCAGCGCGGAATCATCCGGTGCGTTGTAGATACCAGTGAAGGTGAAATCGATCGTCGGAATCTCACCAACATTGGTATTGAGAGCGAAAGTGCCACGGCAGCCAGTTACCTTATGGCGCACACCATCAATGTTGTAGTGAATGGTGACAGATCCAAACGATGAGCTAACCGGTGCGTAGGTCACGCTGGTGCCAGCAGCAACAGTTTCACTCAGTCCACAAGCCTGGAGCGCCTTGCCGTACTGAGGAGCAGTACCGGCGGTGCCAGAGCCAGCAAGCTCAACGCTGAACGTGCACTCAACCCGAGTGTTAGCCAGCAGTTGCTCAGATGCACCAAGATAAGGACGAATCAGGTCACGGCTGACAACATCACTCTGCTGAGGAGTAATGTTCAGATCCCTCACCAAAACCGCGTCCGCTCCATCCGGAGTCGGATCGGTCCCGTAAGTCGATTCCGTCTCGATCAGAATCAGTCGTTTCCGAAGAAGAAGTGCCATTGTCCTCAGGAGAGTTTGCGGGAAGAGTGCGCTGAATTAAAGTGCGCTTACCGGTTTCTGGGTCGAGAAGGTAAGACCCGCCCTGCCCTCGGTACTCGTCATTCATGTTAATACTTGCGCCTGCTTAAATATTAGCCGGCAGCGAGATTATCGACGGCAGTACGATAAAGAACGTCGTATTCATTCGAGATAACCCCAGCTGGTTGATCTGCGTCTAAAAATTGAAATTCAGTCAGCACTGGCTGAATATCAATCGCATACCCTCCAACCGTAAGATCGGACATCAACAGCGAGTGCATTGACTCAATAATTGAATCAGCATCAGTGTCTGGCGTTTGAGAGCGCACCACTACTGTCACTCTTACACGCATCCGCCAATCTAGCTTCGGCAGCGATGTCAATTGCCTCGCTGCATCAGTAGTCGGTTCCACGATAATCATCGGTGACTCCGCTCTTGCTGCAGCGGTCACTCTTGATCGATACACTCGACCACTGACGCCCGCAGTGCTCGCAAGCGTTGTTGCGATCTGAGAGAGAATCTGCTCGCGCTTCGTCGTCATGTCTTTTGCATCATGATTTCACAGAATGCTCCATCATCGATCAACGCAACATTCCTGACTGTGTAGGCGATGGTATTGACCGTAATCGCATCGCCATGCAGCAAAGACCCAAACTTTGATGCCTCACACGTCACCTTATAGTCAGTCGTCAATACAACACCATCTGCAATAATCTCAGACGGCATATCCAAAATTCCCTGCCCCGACACTGCGCCAGCGACAACAGGTACTGAAAATTCATCATCACTCAGAAATACGCTCAGGTCTTCGTCGAATGCCATGAGAGAAAGCGCCCGATCTGCACCGGGCGCGTATCAGAACAATCAGTTGTACTTCTTGCGGCCCAGGCCCACAACACTGACGGCGCCAGCGCCAGTACCACCCGCAACAGTGATCACCGCACGCGCATAGCGTTTGATCTCGTCGCTGTTGATCACAAGACTCTCAACAAGAGCAGTGTTGGCAGTGGTCGTGGTAAACGCAGCACCAGTGACATCGCCAAAAGTGACGTTATCGGCAGAGTCCTGAATCTTCACCGCATAGGTGATACCTGACCCGCCAGCCTCAGCATCCAACACAAGAGTGATGTCACCCTCATAGTCCAGAAGGTCCACACCTGTTTCGTTGCCAGTAGCGGTAACAACGTCGTTTGGTGCAAACGACAAGGCGGTCATGGTCCGCCGAGTGTTGCCGATAGACATTACTTAGTGCTCCGTCGAGTGGTGGTTTTTTTAGCTGGAGCCGCAGACTCCTCCTTTGCCGGTGGCTTAGCCGGGCATACAACTGGCTCTTCCTTGTACTCAACAGCCTTCTTGAGTCCAATCAGGATCTGAGCATCCTCGTTGCTGACCTCCATAATGGAGCCCGCCGAAGCGGGCTCACCAGAGATCATCACTTGCCTCAGGATTTGAACTTTCATGAGTCAAAAGCGATGAAACAAATCACCTGTTATCAGGTGGCCAGGCAGAATGCACCAGCTTGCTTGACAGCAAAGTCAACATCTTGCAGTGCAATGATGCGGACGGTGCCAGCAGTAGCGCCTGCATAAGGATCAACAGTCAGATCCAGGCCAGACCACATGCCCATGATCAACATGCTGAAGTCACCGAACAGTGCATCGTTGTTCTGCAGTTGGTTCGAGACGATCACCGGATAGCCGTTGATCTCGTTGTTCTCGAACACGAACTGAGCGGTGTTCGATGCCTTCTCGGTGCTCTTCAGCGCACCGCGAGCAGAAGCGTTCACGATGTAACGCAGGGAGCCGGCATCAGCGTTAGCAACAGCCACATCGGTTTCCATGCCGATGTACTCAGCGAAGGTGCCGAAGCTGGTCAGAGTCTGCGAACCAATGCCGCTGGTGTTGTTGATACCCAGAGGCTGGTTAGAAGAGCCGGTGCCGTAGATACCAACGCGGTCCAGTTCGAGCGCGATCACGCGGGCCAGGTCATTGCGGACCATGCCTTCAACGTCAATGCTGGACTGCAGCAGCAGGCGACGGGAATAGTCAACAAAGGCGCCACAGGTCTTGGGCGACATATTCACCTGATCGATCGCCTGCTGGCTTTCGGTCGGAGAAGAGTTTTCACCAACCCAGTAAGCAGTCGCGGCCGATGTCTGACGAGGAATCGAAATGTTGCCTTGCAGGCCGCTCAGCATCGTCATGCCAGCCTGAGACAGGGCCAGACGATTGCGCAGCAGATCGATGAAGCTACCGGACAGCAGCACATCATCGACGAGGTTGCCGCCAGCAGTCGGGGTGCCAACAACCAAGTCACGACGCAGCACTTCGTTCGGGACGACAATGCCGTTAGACGAACGCTCGTACTGCTTTGCAGCAGCTTTGCCGACTTCGATCTCGAACTCAGCAGCACGGCGTGCAGATTGATCGCCAGGATTGGCGAGGTAGTTCAGAGCCTTGATGAAGCTGAAGCTACGAGTTTCCTTGTCGGAAAGGCCAACATCGTTGGCATCGATGCGATGTTCCACTTTTTGGGTGCCGATTTTGTCGAGGAATGCAGCACGAGCTTCATCGACAGACTTGCCGCCATCGATGAGTTCGCGTGCCAATTCGGGGAGCTTGTGACGCTCGCCCATGCTGGAGATAGAAGCAGTCCGGGTACGCTCGGCCTCTACGGCCTCGGACCGGATCACCTCCAGGTCAGGAGTGTTGTCCATGACAGGTTCAGTCATAGTGTTTGCAGGAGATGCGGTTGAAGCCGCAGGCTCGGAATCAGTGTCCTCAAGAGAACGACCAATTCCGACAGTGGGGTCGGCTGGGATAACAGCCAGTGATACTTCGTAGGGAGACCAATTGGTCGCCACGAAGTTATCTTCGCGCTCTTCCATTTTATCAATGGAGTAGCCGAAAGAAACGCCGCGAAGAATGCCATCGCGAACGTCTTGGAGCACTTCTTGCGCAAATTGATTGCGCGAGAAACGCACCTTGGCGTAACCGCGTTTTTTATCACCATCAATCCATGCACGTTCGACAACGCCGATCATGCGATCTGGATCATGGTTATATAAAAGCGGTGCGCCATCATTGAGCCGCGAAAGATTCGCGGACTCCATTCCATGGCTCAAAATCTCGTTTCCGAAATAACGAGACACGGGATACTCGGAGCTGAATGGAAACTCCATGCTCCGCTCGTCGAGCATGTTGAAGTTCGTGGCTTCAACGCGCTTGAATTTAGAGCCTTCAATGTCGCGAGTTTGGTGCTTTTCAGCAACGTCCTCGGATCGAGCCTCAGTCACATCTTCGGCTGAACGCAAGGGCTCAATCTTGGTCAGTGTGCTAAATCGATGCCCAACACGAGTATCAGTCTTCTCGTAGCTGCCACCTTCTCCGGTAGGGCGATACACACAAATCAACGCAGCAGGATCATCTGCCGTGCCATTAACAGTGAACTCAGAGTCAGGCACGTTAATGCTGCCGTCACGCTCAACCTTTTCGATCAAACCACGAGCGCGACCACCGGAGGAATTCCAAGAAACGTAATCGCCTACCTTCAGTGCATCGGGCTCGGCCCTTTCGTGTTCCTGTTCCATCTCCAGTGACTCAGGTTTATTCGTTACAGAGTCTATAGACTCATCCTCTTTAATATCATCAGCCGCTCGGTCGATACTTTTGCGGTGCTTGTCCGCCCAGCTTTTACCTGCATCGCCACCCCAAGCAGCCCATGCCACACGACCTGGTGATGGGTAGCCATCCTCTCCGGGGCTAAATCCTTCCGCCTGTTTGTCCACCTCGTGACGAGCAAACCAAGCGCTCATCGTCACAATAGTGTCGTCGCTTAGCTCATTGCCCGAGAGAATTTTAGTTGCGCGACGGGATGCAACATCTGTGCCGCCTTTGCGGCCTTCTTTCTTCCATTCCCGGTATCGACGCGCTTCTTCGCGCATTCCTTCGGTCGGCATTGCAGGCATTACTCGATAACCTCCACTGCAGGATCTGCTTCAATGATGTCACGGTCAAGCTCTACGTTAAGGTCCTCCGCTGCTTGCTGCTCACGCGACAATTCCGCCAGGTTGTCGTAAAAATCACCGCCAAGCTTCGCGACAATTTGCGCCTTGGTCATATAACCCGCCTGCTCCATTTCGCGGTAAGCCTTCGCCTCCTTCAACGGATCAACCCAATCCCATCCACGGGCAGTCCATCGTGGATTGTCATAACGCTCAGGACGCTGATCAAAATCATCAAACGGCAGATCACCTGCAAGCACCGAAAGACTCAGCCATTCCCTAAAAATACGAGTATGAAAATGCTCAATCATGTACCGCTGCACGACTTTCCAGTGCTCGCGGTCTTCGAGTAAACTTAACCTGCTGCTGCTGTAATTAGTATTGCTAAAATCACGACTTAGGGTTTCGTAGCTACATCCAAAGCCACTTGCAAACCTGCGCACTTTATTGCGCACGAACATCTCATACTGCTGATCCGGTGAGTCAATGTCAGGCACCGTCACGTTCTGGCCTGGTTCCAAATACTTGAACATCCCAGGCTCGAACTCCGAAATGCGGCGTTCGCCCTCAACGTCATCGCCATCAAGCTCGCCTTCAGGTGATGTCACAAATCCCATGATCGATGCACCTGCACGGGCTCGAATCACAGCGGCTTCCTCGTAACCCTGCAGCTGATGCGCATCGGCCATCACAGGATGGAACCACGGCACACCGCGATGCTGCTGCGGGCGCTCAGGAATAAACAGATGGATTACGTCCTCTGCTGGCAAGAAGACATGCTTGCCGCCTTTCTGCTCAACATTCTGGAACCAGTAATCACCTGGATGCCTCGTCAAGAACGCATACCGAACCGGACGACCCCATTCGTTGATCTCAACACCCATCCGCCATTCATTGTTCCGCGCCAACGTCGGACCTTGATATTCCTCGTCCAATACATCAGCCTCAAGCATCTCCAGCGCCAGAGGTACTCGGCTGCCACCAAATGGACGACGAACAATCCGGAACAGTGCCTCGCCGGATTCCGGTAATGCACCAACCGCCAACCATTCCATCATGTGGAAGTTATGGCGACCAGCAACATCGCAATTCTCAGCGCGACACCAAGCATTCCACTTCTCTTCAATCAACCGATTCACTGAATCATTCAGCTTTCGACCGCGAAGCTGCTGCACTTGCGACTGCAACTTGATGCCGCTACCAACCACATTGATCTGCGTCGTCCGCTTAGCCTGCTTTGCGTACGGATTGTTCCGCACCATCTCGCGGCTGCGGTCGCGCAGCTTTCGCAGGCTGGTACGAATCTCAGCGTCAGCACTTGCCTGAGATGACATCCAGTCACTCGTCAGACGGCTGATAATTGCGCCTGCATAATTACGCCGACGACGCACTGGCGGCAGTGATCTGGGGATCGGCTGCAGGCCAAGTCTGCGCAGAAATCGAGTACGGAATCCCATCAGCCTTGATTGAACCGAACGTAAAGCGAATGTGGATTGCCAAGATTATTGGCAATCATCTCGGCTTTCTTCTCGCGAGCAAGCTGTGCCTTCAAGCGAGATTCAAGCTCCATCAATTCTGTCAGCTCGAACCTCTTCAGGTTGCGAGTACCAATTCGGTACTCAGCTACTGCGCCACCGCTAATAATTGTGCGGATCGCTGCTTGCACAGCATCAAGATCTTTCTGGAGCTGCGATCGGCCATCGTAGGCGCCAGGCCCTTGGCTGTAGACCAGCGAAGCTTCAACGACAAGGCTTCCGCGCCCCAGTTCAATGACAGTGCTATCGGACAGATTCGTGGCAACCGCCTGGAAGTACCACTCGCCAGCGTCCATCGTCTCAGTCGTGGCCGCCGATAGCGTTACTTTCCATCCAGAGTTATACGCAACGCCAACCGCCGTAACGCCCGCAGAAGGCGCATTTCTGCGCAAGTAATACGTCAGACTGTGTGTCGTATTATCTACCGCAGCGCCGAATACATCAACAGTTGCATCGTCGATCCACGCAACAGTCGTGCCAGCAGCAATAGTTGCGGGGATGTTCACTTCCGGCTAAACGCCAACATTTCCTCCAGTGTAACGCTCACCACTGGTTAATGAAACTTCTTCCTGTACCCCTCTTCGCTGCCGCACGCTTCTTCGGCTTCTCTGTTGCACCAGACTCAACCTGATCCCACAACGTTCGGCGATCTTTGATTTGATACACGCGATTTAACGCTGCATACGCATAAACAAGCTCGTCAAGCGCTTCGTTTCTTGCGCTGCTTTTCTTTACCCATATCCTTTCCGGAAAGCCGTTCTTGAATCTCATTACCTGCTTTTCTGCGGTCAACTCCTGGAAATATTCTGTTCCAACTGTTGGGTAAAAATGCAAATACCCTGGCCCTGGATCGTTGTGCTTCAGTCGCCCAAACAGCAGTGACTTCACCGTGTCAGATCCAACCGGAAATACCTGCGCTCCCTTTTTCAGCGTCCTGCCCTTCGCATTCAGATCCACCTTGCTCGCCTTACCAATCGGCGGCTTATTTTTCTGTGCCATGCCCTTGATCGCAATCACGCCCATCCCCTGGCGCTCCCTCGCATACTGGTAAACCTCTGCCGTGTGGTGGCCGCCAGAGTCGATCGCCGTCACCATCACCTTCAGCTTCCGATCGCCCTCGCCCTCATACGGCGCTTGCAGAATCTCATCCAACTGCTTCCACACATCCGGTCGGCTTGGGTCGCCATAAATCACAACGCGATCGATCAACCAGCCCTGTTCCTCACGGCCCCAGCCCCACACACTCAACGACAATCGATCGTCCTGCACGTCGCAGCCAATCGTCAGCAACAAGCAATCAGCCGGCGCAATGCCCTGCTGATATTCCTCGGTCGCTGCACGTTCGCTCAACGCATCCGCGCCAACCTTCGACGCATACTCGTCCTCCCAGGACTCACCAAGCACCGTATTCACAAACGTCTTTAATTGTTCTGCGTCATTTTTTGCGTCTAAAAATTCTTCAACCAAGTTCGGCCATGTTGCGTTCGGGCTGTAGCTATACGCCGCCCAGATATGAAACGACACATGCTTCCCATTGCCAGGCGCCGTAGCTCTCCACTCGCCACGCTCCACCATCCATCGCTTTTTTGAATGCGGGATGAGCACGCCACAGCTCTCGCACGCATAGCTCGCAGTGTCTGGATCATTGTCAATCCACCTGATGTTTGCCCATTTCAAATACTGCATGTGCCCACATTCCGCGCAGGGCACAAAATATCGCCGCTGATCACCCTGCTGGAACATGCGCTCCACCCGGCTGAAGTCCTTCACTGTTGGCGTACTTCCCGCGACGATCTTGCGGTTCCAGTAGTACTCCGTCCGCCTGATACCAAGCTTGATCTGATCACCTTCCGTACCAGCTGATGCCGGGTAGCCATCAATCTCGTCAAACAGCACAACGCGGCGGCTGACGCGACGGAATCCGCGTGGACTGTTCGCACCTACCAAGCTCAAACTCCCGCCAGGGAATTGCTTCTGCAGGATCGTGTTGGCACCATCCTTCGACTTCGCCTCACTGACCAAACCACGCAAGCACGGCGTATCACGCAACATCGGCGCGATCTCTTCTTTCGAGTAACCTTGCGCGTCCTCGATAGTCGGTTGAACTATCATAAGAGGGCATGGATCTTGATGAATATGATACGCTGCAACATGATTTAGAATCTTAGAATATCCAACACGGGCAGATTTCATCACCGTGATCTGCTCGATCTTCGGATCTGTGATTGCATCCATAATTCCCTTCTGGTAAGGCAACGTGTGCCATCTGCCACCTTCCGCACTCGACTCTGAACTCAAATACGCATAACTATCCGCCCATTCGCTTAAAGTCATCTTTTTTGGCGGCTTGAACGCCAAAAATGCAGCCTTTTTGAGCTTTTCGCGATTACTCATTATCAACAGCAAGGTCTTCTAATGCCTCACGCACAATATCATCCAGCACGCCGATTGCATCGGTGTCTAAGTCTGGTATCCGTTGTTTTGCCTTGGTTGGTATTCCCAGCAGCTTGGTTCTTGCACGAGTGATGATCTCTACCCACTCATGTTCTACATCCTCAGCTTTGACTAGCAAGCCCTCTTTTTGTTGTCGCTCAAGCTCAAGCAACTCAGCCTTCAAGTGTTCCGTTCTGGCGCGAGACTCGTCATAATCAGGGATGGCTTCACTTGTTTTGCTAATCCTCGCCTCTTCTTTTGGCTTCATTCGCTCCTCTCGGCTTCGCAGTGGTTTCTTCTCTCGACCCTCGCCAGGAGGTTTCGGACCCATGCCGATTCTGGTCTGTGTATTGCGTGACCATTCCTCACGCATGGTTTCGCTGTTGACCAACGGCTTTCCGTTACGTCCAGTAACAACAGAAAGGCGACCTGCTTTTACAGCGGCATATACAGCTTCGGGCGTAACACCCATGGCTCGGGCTGCTTCTGCGCGTGTAATTAAAGCCATGTCTTAAGTACGATCAAGTCAATATAGCGCACATCAAATATCTGTGGTAAAATGGCCGATTTTGCAAATTCGGTCCTTGGAGTAACTATGCGTGTATGCGCATCGAAACAACTTTTTGCGCAGATGCCTACCTGAACGGAGCGCCCCGAATACCCT